AAGAAAATTTAAGGTATATCCTTCAGCTTATGCAAATGCATATGCATCAAAAATCTGTGCGGGTAAAATTAAAGACCCAAGTGGTGTAAAACGAAAAGATTTTAAAGGACCTAAACCAGCTAAAGAAGGTATGATGACTGAGATAGAAACAGAAAGACAAAAAAGAGAGACATTAAAAAGAAATCAAAGAAGAGAACAGAATAGACTTATGGAGACGAGAGGTGGCCGTAAGTCATTAGCAGATAAATATTTTAATAGTAAAATGCAAGAAAAACTTAAAAAAAACCAAGGAAGTAGAACAGGCACCACAGTTAGAAGAAGAAAAGGACTAAATGTAAGTGATGTAGAAAAACTTATGGATGCAATGCCTAACTTTAATGTTGGGGGTCACAGTGTTATGGGTTCACCAGTATCTGTTGATGTTGATGGTGATACATTAAGTAACCCTTCTGCATCAGACTACTATAAAGATTTATTAAAGTAGGTTAACTATGAGTAGAGTGAAAACCAAAAAAAAAATTGACGCAAAGAAAAAAAAGAAAAAACAAATTCAAGAAGGTAGAGCTTTTGAAAAAGAACTTCAGCAAAATCCTACTCGCTATGACAGAAGAGTTGAGTTAGGAACTGCTCAAGACCCATATGAAATGGAAAGCACACAAGTTAATCCTTTTACAGGGGCAACAAAAAGGACATTTAGTAGTTTAAGAAAAAGAAATATAATGAGAGAAAATCCTATCTCTACAACAATTTATGCTTTAGGTACTCCTGATGCTCAAGAGGCCTCTGAACTTCTTGATGCAGAGCAGTATAAAAAATATAGAGCAATTGATGATGATACACCTATTCGTAGAAAAAAAAGTATTGGTGGATTAGCTTTAAAAGGTTTTAAAAACAAAACACCTATTTACTAATATGGCAAAAAGTGGTCTAAAAAAATGGTTTTCTGAAAAGTGGGTAGACATTGGTTCAAAAAAAGCTGATGGTTCATATGCTAAATGTGGTCGTAGTAAATTAAAAGCTGACAAGAAAAGAAAATATCCTAAATGTGTACCACTAGCAAAAGCAAGAAGAATGTCAGAATCGCAAAGACGAAGTGCGGTAAAACGTAAAAGAGCAAAAGCTCAAGGCGTGGGTGGTAAACCTACAAATGTAAAAACCTTTGCAAGTAAGGGCATGTTGATTGAAACTTATTATCAAGATATACTGTAATTAAAGGAGTTGTTATGAGTAAAAAAGGATTGGGCAAATTTATAAAAAATTATTTTGAAACTTTAGGAATAATACCATCAAAAAAACAAACGTCAAAAAAGTCTTCGGACAGTTCGAAATTTCTTGAACGTAGAAAAGATCTTTTGGGAATAATACCATCAAAAAAACAAACGTCAAAAAAGTCTTCGGACAGCTCAAAATTTCTTGAACGTAGAAAAAATCTTACAGGTGCTAGTTCAATAGCACAAGAATTATCAAGAAGGCTTAATAGACCTGTGGGTTTAAATGAGTCTGCTACTAGAGTACAAGATGAACTTTTAAAAAAAGAAAAAAAATTTTTAGTAGGCGGACAAGCAGAAATTGATGCAGACGGAAATGGTGTAATTAATGCAAGAGACTTTAAAATATTACGAGAAAAAAATAAAAAGAAAAAAGGTGGAGTTACAAGTGCTATTAAAAAAATTAGAGGTATAGGTATGGCAAAAGGTGGTTTTAAAAAGAAAACACCAATTTATTAGGATGAACTATGGCAACTTCAGGAACAACCACATTCGATCTAGATATAGACGATATAATACAAGAAGCTTATGAGAGATGTGGTGCTAGAACTAATTCGGGGTATGATTTAAAATCTGCAAGAAGAAGTTTAAATATTCTTTTCAGCGAATGGGGAAACCGAGGCGTTCACCTATGGAAGGTAGAATTAAAAGAACAACTCTTGACAAATGGGACAGCGACGTACACAGCTCCGACGAATGCGAATGATATACTAGAAGCTTATATTAGTACAACCACAGGAACAACATCCACAACAAATGATGTGTCTTTAACAAAAATAAGTAGAAGTGAATATGCAGCTTTACCAAATAAAGGTTCAAAAGGACAGCCTTCACAATATTATGTAGATAGACAAACAACACCGACAATAACGTTGTATCAAACACCCGATGCATCAACATACACTTATGTAAAATATTACTATTTGAAAAGAATCGAGGATTCTGGTGCTTACACAAACCAAGCTGATGTCGTTTTTAGATTCATACCTTGCATGGTCGCAGGATTAGCGTACTATATAAGTATGAAAGTAAACCCACAACTTACACAACAAAACAAATTAGTTTATGAAGATGAGCTATCTAGAGCTTTGAATGAAGATGGGCAGAGAACATCTGTTTATATAACACCACAAACTTATTTTCCAAGGGGGGTTTAATTATGAAAAATATGCGTGTTCAGAATGCTAGTATAGGAGCTTTAATTGGTAAAGTAAGAGCCAGAGATCAAGGTTTCGCTGATAATTTACAATCTTTGTATGACAGGTTACAAAAAAAAGATCCGACAAAAGCCGCTCGTCTAGTTTCATTTGGAACTCGTCAAGCAGCAGCTGTAGAAAATATGCCGGAAGAAATGCAAACAGAATTTTTTAAACAACAAAAAGAAAGATTTGCTGACCCTAGTAAACAAAGTGAGATTGAAGAACAATTATCACAGAAAAAATTTACACCTATTTATCAAATTGTTATGCCTACCAAAGCTAAGAAAAAAAAGAAAGATATCTACGAAAGACAAAATATGAAAGCTAGTGTTACAAACCCTTACAAAAAATATACACCAATGAATGAAGGTGGTATGGCTAAAGGTATGGGATCTGCTATTAAGGGCAATAAGTTCAAAGGAGTTTTTTAATGAAAACCATGCGACTAGCTAAAATGCAAGGTGGTGGCTATTTAAGTGCACTAGAACAAAGTAGACCTGAATTATTTAAAACAATAAGTAATTATAGATCAAGATTGTCAGGTCAAGATCAAAAAACGTTTGATACTAGAGCAGGTCAGCAATATAAAGCTACAATGAATATGCCAACAGCTATGCGACAAGCTTATATTAGCGACATAGAAAAACAATATGCAAAACCAACTGATGCACAATTTGCTGAGGTTCAAAAAGGTTTACAATCCAAAACGTTTACACCAACTTATCAATATAGAAAATTAGATACAGAATCTTATGGACCGACTACAGGTTATTACAGAAACCTCTCAAAAGAAATTGCACAAGCAGAAAAAGATTTATCAAATTTAACATTTACTGAAAAAAAAACTAGACAAGTACCTGTGTACACTTACTACGAGGGAGCTAGTGGTCCTCCAGGATTAGCAGGAAGTAGACCAGGTGTGGCTAGAATGACAACACAAATTCCAAAAGGCTCTACTTATTCTCCGGGTGGACAACAAGGGTACCAGTCAATTCCAGCAGGTTATATAAGCCCATCAGGGCAAAGATATGCAAGAACAGGTAGTAAAAATATTACAGAAACGTTTACACGTCCGCAAAGAGCAGGTGATGCAGAATATGATAAACAATTTGCCGCGTTAGATAGACTTAGAACACGACATAAGTACAGAAACATGTATTCTAATTTAGATGAATCAAAACAACAAGTTTCAAGTCAAAATGTTTACGCTAATCTTGGTATGAATAGATCTTTTACTAACCCGTATGCAAAATATTCAATGAATGAAGGTGGTATGGCTAAAGGACAAGGCAAAGCAATTAGAGGTAAAAATTTCAGAGGGGTTAAATAATGGCATACGCACGAGGTAAATATGCAAAAGCTATTTCAGATAGGTCTGGTATGGCATTTCCTTATAATGAAATGGTTAAAGAATGGAATGGGTCTTTTGTTCATAAATCAGAATATGAAGGTAAACAACCCCAAATAAGAAGAAAACATATAACAGCTGATGCTATTGCGCTTGCAAATGCAAGAAGCCAAAAGTTTCAACAACCCACACAACCTTTCATAAATGATTCGACATTAGATCAAACAGTAACTGACTCAGGTGGTGGTGGTCAAGCAGTGGTAAATTTAAGTTTACCCGGTGATTTTGCTTTTCGTACAGACGGATCAATATCACAAACCAGCACAGATGCTGCGCCTCAATATGGCAGTATGGTGCCTGATGATGGAGCTGCTGAAAATAGAAAAAGAGAATTAACTGCTGTGGTTGGTAATGTTACTGTCGATGCTCTTGTAATAACTCAAACTTTTGCTGTCACTGTAGTGGGAGGTAATCCTTCAAATCATCCATATCACAATGTGGGATCAACTAATAAATTTGCGATAGATGGTTCTACTGCAACTGCTGATGTAACATTAACTTTTAAAAGGGGCAAAACTTATCGTTTTGATCAAAGCGATTCATCAAATGACAATCACCCTTTGAGAATAAGTGCAACAGCAAATGGCACACATGGAGGCGGTACTGAATATACAGTAGGAGTAGCAACGAACGGAGTTCCTGGACAAAGTGGTGCTTACACACAAATTACTGTCGCAAGTGATGCTCCTACATTATATTATTATTGTCAAAACCACTCAGCGATGGGGTGGACTATAAACGTCGAGGATTAGATTATGGCAATATCACACTCAAGTTTTCTAACACAAGTTCGTAACTACACTGAGGTAGATAGTAATGTTTTATCAGATACTTTATTAGATGAATTTATAAGAAATGTAGAATTAGATGTTGCAGGTAAAGTTGATTACGATGACTTAAGAAAGTATGCAACTACATCTACAATAGCATCTCAAAGATATTTAAGCATGCCTTCTGATTTAATATATTTACGTTCTGTGCAAATAATTAATTCTGGTGTAAGAGATTTTTTAGAAAAAAGAGATACAAGTTTTATTTCTGAATTTAATCCAAGTGAAACAAATGCTACACCTAAATATTATGCTAATTGGGATGATCAAAATATTGTTTTGGCACCAACACCTGATCAAGCGTATACAATTCAAATAAATTACATTATTGATCCACCACATTTTACATCATCAAACAATACATTTTTATCTACATATCAAGATGCCCTACTTTTACATGGTGTTTTATCCGAGTGTTTTTCTTATCTAAAAGGACCAATGGATATGTACAAACTCTATTTAGACAAGTATAATGAAGAAGTTACAGCATTTGGATTACAACAAATGGGGCAACGACGTAGAGGGCAGTATGAAGAAGGAGTGCCTAGAGTTCCAATTCAATCACCCTCACCTTAAAATATGGAGTAATTATGGCAATAACAACTAGTGTGATATGTAATTCTTTTAAAAAAGAACTTTTTGAAGGGACACATAACTTTAAACAAACGGGTGGTAATTCATTTAAATTATCACTGTATACAAATAGTGCTGTTTTAGGTAAATCTACCACAAGTTTTACTACTGACGCACAAGTATCTAACTCAGGTCAATATACAAGTGGCGGTGGTGCTCTTGTAAATGGTGGAACATCATTATCAACTAATACTGCTATTGTTGATTTTGCAGATCGTTCTTTTACAGGAGTTACACTAACAGCGCGTGGTGCATTAATTTATAATGACACAGCATCAGGAGATCCGGCTGTATGTGTTTTAGATTTTGGTGGTGATAAGACGG